TGTTCGCGGGGGGAAAGGGACTAGGCGCGGGATTTCGGGAAATTGGCGCGCCCTGCAGGAGTCGAACCTGCGGCCTCAAGATTAGAAGTCTTTATCTAGGCTAGGATTTCTGCGGTCTGGAGCGGTCTATGTTCCATCCGTGTTCCATCTAATTTAGCAGGTCCGCCTGTGCTGCGGCGATCAGAGCAGCATCGCCCTCGGCATCGGCCAACAGATGGCCATAGGTGTCGAGGGTGATTTGAATGGATGAATGCCCCATCCAGACCTGCAGGCGCTTCAGATCTATGCGCTGTTTAATCCATGCGCTGGCGGCGGCGTGGCGTAGATCGTGGAAACCATAGCGGGCCTTCAGGATCGGCTCGCCCTTCTCATCCTCGCCTACCCTGTCACAGACACCGGCGGCGATCTGGAGCGGGAAAAACTGACGGCGCAACAGGTGGACATATTCCCAGACCCCGCCTTGCGTGTTCGGAAAGACCAGACCGAGTTCCCCGTTCGGACAGCGCAGCTTCCATGCCTTCAATTCCTTCACCAGCACGGGCGCGATGGGAATCGTCCGGTATCCAGCTTCAGACTTCGGTGGGCCTATCTCCCGGTAACGGTCCGCCCTCTGTTCGACCGTAACCGTCCCTGCCTTCAGATCCACATCCTGCCAGCGCAGGCCGCGAAACTCGGACGACCGCAGGCCGGTAAAGATCGCAAGCATGACTAGCGGGCGCATGTCATCGCTCGCATGATCGAGCAGCGCCTTCAGTTCGGAGCGGGTCGGAATCGTGACCTTCTTCTTGTCGCGATTCGCTTTGGCCACCTTCACATTGCGCGCCACGTTCTGCGCGACCAGACCCCGCCTTTCGGCATCGCTCAAGATGGAGGACAACGCCCGCAACGCCTTGCCCGCCATGACCCTGGAGCGGGTTTTAAGCAGCTCATCGCGGTATCGCTCGACCGTGGGCCGAGACAGCCGAGAAAGCCTCTCAGTGCCCAGCAGCGGCTTCACATGAAGGCGGGACAGGCGGCGGTATTGATCAATGGTGCCGCGTTCGCGCTCATCAGCCTCTACTCGCTCAATCCATAGATCGGCGGCGGCGGCAACGGTGATGCTTTGGCTGTCGGGCGTGTGGATGCCTTTGGAGACTTCCCAGCCGGTTTGCGTTGACCAGCCTTCTGCATCCTTTTTGCGGGCGAACTGCTTGAACCGGCGCTTGCCCGCAGCGTCCTTGTAATCGACAAGCCAAGCTTGTTTCGGCGTGCCGTCTGGGGCCGTCCACTGACGCTTTCTAATCGCCATCGAATACAACTCCCCCGCGCCTTTGCGCAGCCTTCCGCATAAGTTCCTTCTCGACCTGCGTCCAATTTTCCATGGCTTCTTGAAGGTTCACAGGAGCGCCCAAACCGTTGGGCACAAACTCGGAAAGGTATAGGTCGAGAATTTCAGTTAAGTTGATAACGGCGAAGCGTCTCAGGTTAACGAGCAAGTGACCCGGATCGAACAATTCCGCAATTCTGTCTCTCGAAACAGTCAAAGAGACTAAGCCCGATTGTTCATAATCATCGCCGCGCAGTGCGGAGAGGCTTTCTGGAGCAAAAATATAATATATCGGATCAGCATGCGGTCCATAGTCGTCCAATGCCGCCGCAAAGGCACGAGCGACAGTTTCGGCACCAAATGTGAAGTGCTCCACAACCCTTTCGGGCGTCAATCCGAGTTGTAGCATCTCCATACCTACCGCGAGACACATTGTCTGACCGATGCCGTATTGAACCCGCGCACCTTTCCCCTTGTTTGTGCCCGCAGGCCATCCGAGTCGCTGAAAATGCTTGAGCCGACCTTTAAGCGCAGTCCGCTTTTCCGGCACAACTCCATGAATTTCAGCTAGAAAGTCCTCTAGTTCCCCGTAACTCAGATACATTTTCGCCTCCAGAAGATCAGGCCTATTCTTTCCCATTGACCGGAGCAAGCGGAAAGAGTAGAACAATCTTGTTCTTCTAAGGTGAAGAATGATCTTAACCGGAGTTGCACGCAATGCTGAGTAGTGACCTTTTGAGCGGCGCGAAGGCCGCTGCTGACTACATCGGGGAAACTCCCCGCGCCGTCTATCACATGACCGAAAAGGGCTTGTTGCCCTGCATCCGCAAGGGCCGGAAGCTGTATTTCCGCAAGAGCGAACTGGAGCGCGCATTCAGTTCGGAGGTGGCCGCGCCAAAGGTGCGCAGTCTCGATGCAATGTGATGGAAACGGTCGAGGGAGCGTTGGCCCGCTCACCCCGACCTTGTTCAAGGATGAAGCAATGAACCCGAACCCCATAGCAACATGCGGCAGCTTTGTCGCCATGCCAAATTCATCAAGGGGCGATCACCGCCCCCGCCTCCACGCAAACCCGATCATGCGCAATCGCCTAACATGGCTGATGCGCCTTTTCCCGTATTTCGAGGAGGCGCGGCTATGAGCGCAGAGAAAAATCCCGGCAGCGACATCTGGGGCCTAGTCCTGCGCTTCGAGGAACTGACAAACCGGATTATCCGCATCGAGCGCCTGACGCGCTTGCTGGCAACCTCCCAGTGCATCGGTGAATCCGACGCTGACGCCATTGAAGGCTTGGCCGATCTGCTGGATGCATGCCGCGCCGAGGCGGTGGGATATCAGGAAGAAAGTGCAGCGCTGTCTCGCTCTTACAAGGAGGCGGCACAATGAGCATCCACCAGTTCAGCAACAGTGCCGTACCGCTTCCCCGCGACCAGCTAGAAGCGATACTGGAGACGATCACTGCGATGCAGCGGGTGACCGGCGCAATGGCAACTGCCTTGCTGGCATCGCTCGACCGGATCGATGGCGACCCAGACGAGGAAACATGCGCAGTGGAGGACGACTTCACGCCTATGCCCTCTGAAATCGACTTCGGCCCCGGTTGCTCTATCGCTGACGCGGGCGAAGAGGACGACCATTCCGGTGATTGGGCCAGTGAGGATGAGCCTGCTGGCTATAAGACCGCCACTTGGCATCAGGGTCCAGGCTGTCCGGTGTCTGACCCGGGCGGCTGTGAGCATGACGGGCGCGAGCCTGCCCACGAGTCCTGAGGCGCGGTGGTGGCTAGGAAGAAATACAGGGCGGATCACCGCGCCGACACGCGAGGGGATGGCCTTATTGGCCTCCCCAAGTGCGTCAAACACAGCGAGGCTTATCGAAGTCTCGACCTTTACGCTCGGGCTGTCTTGATGGAAATTCTCGACCGCTTCAACGGCTACAACAACGGCCAGATCGGTTGCAGCTATCGTGAAATAGCCGAGGGTCTCGGTAACAAAAACTTCACCCGCATTGCCCGCGCAGTCGCTGACTGCATGGAGCGCGGCTTGCTCGATATTGCGCATGAGGCCGTGTGGAAAGAGCGCCATTCCCGCCAGTATCGCCTAACGTGGATCATGAGCGGCAAACCGCCCTTCACCGCCAAGGCGACCAACGAATATCTCGGCTGGTCAGAAAAAAAGGCCGCTGACCACGTCTCAGCAGATGGGAACAATGCTGCTGACCACGCCTCAGCAAGAGGGAACATGTCTGCTGAGGCATTGTCAGCAGTGAAGCAGGCAAAAGCGCAGAAATCCGTCAAATCTGTTTCGGCCAATCTGCTGACCACGTCTCAGCGCTTATATAATAGCCATCCCAAGGCAGGGAAAAACGGCTCTGAAACACCTGAAATAGTACATGACCCCAAAATGGGCGATTTGGCCGAACTTTGGCAATGGACCCGCGAGCATCTGGACCGCAGCGGACCCGGCGAGCAATCGCGGCTGGCAAAGGCAGTCCCCATACCGGCAGCAACCCTATCGAAGTTCATCGCTGGCGGCGACTTGCCTGAGAAGTATCGGGAGCCGCTGACCGATGCGGTCATGGTGTTTTGAGTGCGCGGACGAACCGTCCGTAGAGAATGCCCGCCCGCTTGGCAGATAAGGTGGGCATGAACGCATACTCCGTCATCACGCCTGATACCTCGCGCCGGTCAGCGTTCAGCCAGTGCGACCGCGCCCCCGGCCCATCCCCCTCCGACCGGGGGCGCACCCCACCGCGTGAAGGACAATTCCAACCCGGCCCGGCTCACCCTCGCTGGAAGCCCTGCCCTCCCACCTTCGCCGAAGTCTTCACCCGTCACGGATGGCGCGGTGTCGAGCGCGTCTTCGGATCGCGCACCGGATGCAGCAGGCGATGGCTCTATGAGAGTGGAGAGGAAGAGCTGTTGCAGGCGCGCCGCGAATACCGGCGGCGGCTGAGCAAAGTCAGATTGGCAAGCGAGGCCCTGCGCAACGCCAACAAGCGAGCGAAGGACAGCTATCGGCGCAAGATTGCCGAGGTAGCTCCATGATGCTCGATGCCCGCATCTATGAAGTGCGCTTCACCCGTGAGCGCGTGGTCTTTGAACTGGCCGATGGGCGTGTGGTCGAAGTGCCGTTCGATTGGTTCCCCATTCTGCAGGCAGCGCACCCCGATGCACGCGACGAATACGAGATCGATGACGACGGCATAGCGTGCGAGTGGCCCATGCTGGGCGAACGTGTCACGGCTGAATGCCTTTTCCTCGTCCGCTACCCCGGCGACGGCAAGGGAATGCCCGACAAGGCGAAGGACGCTGAAGCGGTCCCAATGCCGGGCAACGTCAAACGGGGAGGGCTCGCGGAGCGGGCTGACCAATCTACACACACGGCGGAAGCCGATGGCTAGGGCGGCGACCAAGGCGAAGGCCTTCATTCGCACGCTGAAGGTGCCCACCGGACGCCTTGCGGGTGCCGATGTGAAGCTGGCCCCGTATCAAAACAAGTTCATCGACGGAGCCTTTGCGCCGGGCGTGAATGTCGGCGTGCTGTCGGTCGGACGCGGCAACGGTAAGTCAACGCTGTCGGCGGCGCTGGCGCTGGGCGAATTGCTGGGCGCGTGGTCGGATGCCAGCGAACGGGAAATCCTGATTGCGGCCAAGACGCAGCAACAGGCACAAATCGCGTGGCACTACGTGGCCAGCTTTGTCCGCACGCTGCCCGAAGAAATCCAGTCGGCCATCACGATCCGCCGGCAGCCCCGCTTTGAGATCCAGTTCGATGACGAGAACGGGCCGCATATCCTGCGCGCCATCTCGGCGGACGGTAAATCTGCACTCGGCACCTCGCCCACCTTGGCCATTCTGGACGAACGCGGCCACTGGCCACTCGCGCAGGGCGACGAACTGGAAGCGGCGCTGCTGACCGGCCTGTCCAAGCGCGACGGCAAGGCGCTTATTATTTCCACGTCGGCAAGTTCCGATGCACACCCCTTTTCACTCTGGCTGGATCGTGACGCACCCGGCGTCTATCGGCAGGAGCACCGACCCGATCCCGGTTTGGCTCCTGATGATGTGGCCAGCCTGATCGTCGCAAACCCCGGCACAAAGCACGGCATCGGCCCTACGCTGGACCGCCTGAAGGCCGATGCGGCGCTGGCGTTGGAACGTGGCGGCTCTGCCCTGTCGCGGTTCCGCCTGCTGTCGCGCAATGAGCGGGTCCAAGAGGATAATCGCGATATTCTGCTGTCGCTGGACGATTGGCTGAATTGCGAGACAGATACCGTTCCCGAACGAAATGGTTTTTGCGTCATCGGTCTGGACCTGGGCGGTTCGGCTTCGATGTCAGCGGCATCGTACTATTGGCCCGAAACCGGCAGGCTGGAATCCTACGGCACGTTCCCCGGAAACCCCGGCCTTGAGGCGCGCGGGCAGGCCGATGCGGTTGGCGACCTCTACTGCCAGATGGCGCAGCGCAAAGAACTGTTCGTAATGGGCGACCGGACAGTGCCGATTGTCGAATGGATCGAAAGCGTGCTGCGCCGGGCGGTGGCCGAGAACGTGGTGGCCATCGTGGCCGACCGCTTCAAGCACGCTGAGATTGGCGAGGCGTTGGACAAGGCGGGCAACCGTGCCCCGGTCATCTGGCGCGGGATGGGTTTCAAGGACGGAAGCGAAGACGTGGAACGGCTGCGCCGGTACGTCTTCGACGGCAAGGTGAAATCGGCCCCCTCCTACCTGCTGCGCCATGCGTTTGCCGAAAGTGTGGTGCTGACTGACCCGGCAGGGAACTGCAAACCCGCAAAAGGTCGTTCGATGGGCCGGATCGATGCGGCCTGTTCCACGATGCTGGCCGTGGCCGAGGGTGCACGCATCCTTGCCCGCCCCGCACCCAAGGCAGCGAGGGTGATGTGGGCCTGAGGTTCGAACGACATGGCCGCTGGGTCTATCGGGACAAGCGATGGCCAGCCCTGCGCACGATGGCGAAGCGCCGGGACGGATGGGCCTGCGTGAAGTGCGGCAGCAAGTATCGGCTCGAAGTCGATCATATCGAACGGGTGCTGACTGCCCCGGAAAAGGCCTTCGACTTGGCCAACCTCCAGACCCTTTGCGGCCCGTGCCACGGCGCAAAAACCCGGCTCGAAACGGGCCATCCCGAACTCTCACCCGAACGAAAGAAATGGCGTGACCTTTTGAGGGCCATGCAAAACGAGGATAATAGCAATGTTGGAATCCGTTAAAATCTCCCGTCGCCAGAGCGAAATCCGCTCTGCCCTGTCCGAACTCGTGGGCAAGGAAGCCCCGACTGCGGACGAAACCCGTTCGATGGAAACGCTCGATACCGAGTATCGCGCGAACGAAACCCGTTATCGTGCGGCCCTGATTGCCGAGGATAGCGAGCGCCGGGAAGCTGGCGAGGAACTGGAAACCCGCGACGGCAAGGAGTATGCCGAACTGGTTTCGAAGTTCGAGCTGCGGCAGGTCGCGTGGGCGCTGGACGAGGGCCGCAAGCTGGACGGTGCAACGGCTGAAGTCGTGGCCGAGATGCGAAACGCAGGCGGCTATCAGGGCATCCCGGTTCCCTATGCGGCACTCGAAACCCGCGCGGGCGAAACCGTTTCGTCGGGCGTGCCGGAACCGAAGACCCTGCGCCCGATCATCGATCGCATTTTTCCGAACTCGGTGGCCGAAAAGCTGGGCGTTCAGCGCATCAATATCGGCAGCGGCGAACTGGCGTTCCCGGTGGCAACGGCTGGCGCGGTGTTCGGCTGGCAGACCAGTGAAACCGGCGACGTGGGCGGGCCGAATGCCTACGCCACGAGCGAACGCAGTCTTAACCCGGATCACACCGGCGGCGCGCAGATGGTCATTACCCGTAAAGCCCTGAAACAGTCGGGCGAGGGTCTGGAATCTGCCATCCGTCGCGACCTGAATGCGGTTATCGGCACCGAACTTGACCGAGTTGTGGTCAACGGTTCGGGCGCATCGGGCGAGCCTCTGGGCATCATCCCCGGCGCGGCCACCTACGGCATCACGTCCACCGATGTCAGCGCAGCGGCAATCTGGTCGCTGTTCCGTGCCGAAGTCGTCGCCTTCATGGAAGCGAACGCCATCACCTCGCCTTCGCAGGTCAATCTTGCATTCGACCCGACCATTTGGAGCGATCTGGATGATCTGCTGATTACCGGCACGGCGGTTTCGGAGTGGGACCGCCTTGTGAAGCACATCGGCAGTCCCGCCATCTCGAACGTGATCCCTGCCGAAACCGCCATCATGACGGCGAATGTGCAGGGTGTCCCGCCGGGTTATTTGGGTATCTATGGCGGCATCGATCTGATCCGCGACCCCTACACCAAGGCGGCGAGCGGTTCGCTTGTCCTAACCGGGCTGGTAACGGCGGACTTTACCGTGCCGCGCGGTCTGCAGACCCGGATCATGACCAACGTGGCCGAGCCTGCATAATGGAAGGCCCCGTCTTCGATGCGGGACTGGAACTGAGGGCGGCGGGTGATGGCACCCGTCGCCTTACGGGCGCGTTCCCCTATAAATCGCGTGCCGTCGTGCATTCTGGCGGCAACGGCAGGCGCCCCCAAAAGGAAGAGTTTGCCCCGCGCGCTTTCTCCTATGCGATCGATGATCCGGGGCGGGATATTCACCTGTTGTCCGGGCATTCGTTCGACAGGCCTTTGGCGAGCAAGAGAGCGGGCACGCTGCTTTTTCGGGACAGCGACAAGGCCCTGCTGTTCGAAGCCATTTTGACCCCGGACATTCAACGCACCTCATGGGCGCAGGATTTTATCGCTGCGTATTCAGCCGGACTCGTCGGCGGCATCTCTCCCGGCTTTCGCGTGGCCCCGCCTGAAGTGGTGGCAAAACCGGAGGAAACGACCGAGGAAGACCCGGCAGAGGGCAACGCACTTATTCGCACGATCTTTGCGGCCCTGCTGTTCGAAATGTCGCTGGTGACGCGCCCTGCCTACGGCGAGACGATGGTGGACCTGCGATCGATGCAAACCGCTTACAGGCCGGAAGCGGTTCACCCATTGCGGAGATGGCGGCTATGATCGTTCGGCAGACTGAGGCGCTGCCCGCGTCATACCCCGCGGTAACTGGCGTGACCGGCGATGCGCTGGCTGTCGCGTGGCAGCGGGTGGAGCATTACATCGCCCATCGCTTCACACCGCGCGAAGTTGTCTGGGCCGTTGTTTCTGACGGGTGCGAGTGGTTTCCGCCTCTCGGCCCTGTCGCGGCCATCATGGTCGAGACAAGCGAACTGGCAGCATACGAACCCGACGCGGGCGAAACCGGCGGTTATGTCCTGCCCGATGGCAACGTGACGGTAACGGCGACGATCGGGGCCGAGCCTGCCCCTGCGGCGGTTCTGGAAGCGGTCAGACGGCTGGCGACCTATCAGGCCGAGGCGTCCCCCTTGCCTGCCGGTGTCACCCGCCTGTCGAGCGGCAGCTTGGACATCGCGGTGCGGGCCGAGATGGTGCACCCGGCGCAAGCGATCATAAACAGCGGCGCGGCGGACCTGTTGCGCGCTTACCGGAGGTTCTGATGGGCCTTTTGCAACGCATCCTTGGCAGGACCGAAACCCGCGCGGTTTCGAACACTGGATATACCACTCAAATCATGGCGGCGCGTGAATCCTACATCGCGGGCCGTGCGGGCCTTGGCGACCTGACCGCCACGGTGCAAACCTGCGTGTCCCTGTGGGAAGGCGGCTTTTCGCTGGCCGACGTGAACGGCACTGACCTGCTGACACGGCACGATATGGCGATTGCGGCGCGGACGCTGGCGCTGCGCGGTGAGGCTCTTTTCCTGATTGGCGATCGATTGATCCCGATTATCGATTGGGACTTGTCCACTCGTGACGGCATCCCCCGCGCTTACCGGCTTACCGTGCCTGAAGTGACCGGCGGGCGATCGGTAACGGCGCTGGCAGCCGAGGTGCTGCACTTTCGCATTGCATCCGATCCCGGCGCACCCTGGACAGGGCAGGCCCCGCTTCGACGCGCGCAACTTACTGCTGGATTGCTCCATACGCTCGAAACCGCGCTGGCCGAGGTTTACGAGAATGCGCCCATCGGTTCGCAGGTGGTGCCGTTCCCTGAAGCGCAGGGCGCAGACCTCGAAACCTTGGGGCATGGCTTCAGGGGCCGACGTGGCCGGGTGATGTTGCGCGAGTCCGTCAACGTGACGGCAGCCGGTGGCCCGGTTCCGACGCAGGACTGGCGACCGCAGGATGTGACACCAGATATTCAGGCATCGCAGGCCGTCCAGAGCCTTGCGGAGGCGCGTGGGGCGATTTTCGCGGCGTTCGGTGTTCTGCCCGCCATGTTCGCCTCTAATGCGCAGGGGCCGCTTGTGCGGGAAGCGCAGAGGCATCTGGCGCAATGGGTGTTGCAGCCGATCGCGCAGTTGATGGCCGAGGAATCGAGCGCCAAGCTGGCAGGCCCGGTGACGATCGATGTGGTGCGACCGGCTCAGGCCTTCGATGCGGGCGGACGCGCCCGCGCCTTCGGTGCGATGGTGCAGGCACTAACGCAGGCGAAGGAAGCGGGGCTTGATCCGCAGGCGGTGGAAGACTCGCTTTCGTTTATCGATTGGGCCGACTGATGGGATTGCTCGACGGCGATCTGGCGGCGGTGTTTCACGCGGTTTTTTCCGGGCTGTTCTTGGACGGGACGTTGCACGCCGGAACGGGCGAGCCAGTCTATAACGAATACGGCGATATCATAGGATATTCCGGCGGTGATACTGCCGTAAAGGTGCAGACCGATGCGACCAGCGAGGGGGTTAAGGCAAGCGCCGGTTACGCTGCGGGCGATGTCCGACTGATCGTGCTGGCGCAGGGCATCCCAACAATCACGACCGACCACGAAGTGACCGATGGACACGGCGACCGATACCGCGTGCATGACGTGGAGCAGGACGCGGCCCGCTCGCACTATGTTTGCCGGGGAAGGCCAATCTAATGGCGAAGTTCAAGGGCGGTGCCGATCACCTGAAGCGGCTCCAGCGAATGCACAAGGGTATGCCCCGCATGGTGGGCGACATAATGATGGAACTGGCCGAGGAACACGCGAGAGAGGCGCGGGCATCCATCGTGGAAGGTGCGCAGCCTTCCCGTCCCGGCAAGCCGCCTCACAACCAGACCGGCGAACTGCGCGAATCCATCTATGCCGAGCGAACCGGCCCGACCAGTGCCCGATCAGTGGCCGATGCGCCCCATGCGGTGCCGCAAGAGTTCGGGACAAGCGACTTTGCCGAGCGGCCATTTATGCGCCCGGTAGCGAACAAGATGCGCAAGGAAGCTGGCGATATTGCGCGGGTGAAGGTGCGGCGGCTCAATCGCGGACAAGCCCCGAAGGATTAGCCCGTCTCCATGTTCCATCCATGTTGCATGGACCAGCGGGAACGCAGCGGAAAACGGCGGAAATCTGCGATATTCCATGTTCCATAGAGCGAAACATGAAGAGCCGCCACCAGCGGAATATAGATTTTTAAGTTATTGATAAATTAGGAAAAAGTGGCGCGCCCTGCAGGAGTCGAACCTGCGGCCTCAAGATTAGAAGTCTCGTGCTCTATCCAGCTGAGCTAAGGGCGCGCGCTGCGCTTCGC